CGACCACTTCTTCGAAGGATACACCTGTGCGTGTAGCAACAAATGTTAGTCCGATGAAGTTAATAGTCCTTGCGGGTTTGACGAAGATGTCAGCAACAAACTCATTGTTATCTATAATCGCCGCAGTGTTATTTGTTTGATCGCAAATAACTCTAAAGTCGAAGATACCTCTCTTCGCTTGTACGTCCCTAAGGAACGGTTCAACGATGTTCGTAAAGTTTGTTCTTGTAATCTCATCGTTGAATTCGAACATTTGATCTCTAGCAGCAGCAGAAATCGCATTTTCGAGGTAGATAAACAATCTACGAACGTTAATTCTATCAAACGCAGATGCCTTACCAAATCCAGTCTTGTCTCCAAAGAGTGTAATACCTGCTCCTGGTGAGAAGATAATTGGGTTAACTCTATTTGAATAGAGTTTGTCTCTTTGTGTCTGAGATGGGTTATAAGCAAGTTTTACAGCATTAAGGATTGTTCCTCTTGCTGTTCCTGCGGGGGAAAACCACGGGAAATTGTTAATATCGTTTCTAGCACATGTACCAGCGATGTCTCCATTAAGTGGAACATAGCGGAATGTATCAGCAAATCTGTCATACATGTACTTGTAACCACTATCAAATACACCGTAAGAAGTTGATGTAATTGGAGCGTAGAAGCTAATTACATTCTCAGTAATTACAGCATCTGAATTTACAGTTACTGAACCTGCGGATGTATCATTTAAGAATGCTAATCTGTATGGAGAAACAAATGCTATTGCGTCTTTCCTAAGTTCAGCAATAGAAATCAACTTATTGGCAAGTGCCTGAGTTGTTTCTTTTGAATAATTTGCTGATCCTTGAATGAGGAAGTCTGCGGAATACAGATTATTATCTTCAAACAATTCATAACCAGTTACAAGATCACCTAAAGTAACAGTAAATGATCCAGCTGTGGAAGTATTGTCTGTTCCATCATAGTTCTTACCTCCACCTAAAGTTAGAGTCTGAAGTCCGGTACCACCAAAGGCGATTCCTTGAGTTTCTTGATCCCAACCATTATCAGTGGCAAGTGTAAATCCAGAACTATAAGATGAAGTTGTTAGTCCAGCAGGAGCACCACCACCAAATACCTGAGTGGAATTTGTTGCGAGATACTTTCTCCAATAAGAAGGAGCACCAACTGAAAATTCAGAATCCTTTGCTTTGGATAGTGATAAATGCTTTTCAAGAACAGTACCAGCATTTCCAGTAACTGTACCAAGATCATCAATTACAACAACATGAACTTCGTCAAATCTTGAACTTCTTGCAGCAGCAAAAGATGAAGTTGCGGGACGATCAGCAATATTATTCCACTGAATCGTTGAATTGGTTAATACAATTGATTGTTGATCAAACCAATCTTGTTGTGTTGTGTTTGTAGTTGAAGCATAAGAAACTGCTTGTCCAGCAGTATGAATAGCAACAGTACCAGTTCCATCGAATGAATATATTCCAGATGGTTGATAATCTACATTAGTTTCTGTTCCTGCAGCATTAACATGTGAAAGAACTTTAATACCGATAGTTGTTGCATCAACTTCGGTAACAATACCTTTTAGATATCCATCAGCAGCAGAAGTTGAACCTGCACCTGAGATAACTTTTCCTACCATTGTTTGGGTAACACCATACCCAACTTGAATAGCAGCTTTTCCTTCTGGTGATGCTGTATCTACACCACCAAGAATTTGGTCAGATTTACTATCAATTATAGCAACTTTAATTCCATTCGACCAAGAACCTGGGTTTCTAGCAGCAACTGTTACTCCAGTAACTACAGATGTATCATACCCTTTATCGTTATAATCATTTAAACTATTGATTTTGACATTGGCTGCAGTTCCTGCGAACCCATTCTTCATGTCATCATCATCTGCTCGGACTACCCTCAAAATACCACCATATGCTAGGTATGATGAAGCTACCATCCAATGCTCGTAATGCTTATCGGTGGAAGAAGGTTCTCCGAAATTATCAAGTAAGTCCTGTTCATTTTCAACGAGTGTTGGCAAATTGACTGGACCCTTGGCAAATGGAGCAACAATAGCACCGACTTTATCAGATGCTGTGTCTACTCTGCCGACGGTTAAGTCAACTTCCCTTACTACAATACCAGGAGATGCTAAATTTAGCGGCATCTTTTTCCTCTCCGAATCTCAAGATTTCTAAAAATATTTATTGTTTTCGATGTTTACATATAGTCCCACATGTAAGAACGATCCCCATATTCATCAGTATGCCACCTATCACCGTTGTCATCAACAAAGCTTTCACCAGTTTCTAATCCCGTTTCAACGAACCCAAATGGTGCCATATCTTGCTCTATTTGATTTCTTTGCTCTTCATAAATTCTCTTACGGACATCATTATCCGTCATTTCTTTAAAATAATCTTGTGCTACTAACCAAGAAAATATTACCAAACACATTGCCAAATCATCATTACAACCCTCTTCTGCCTCAAATGAGTTATGTTTTTGGGCAAATGTTGTTAATTCTGAGATAACATCATAGTCAGATACTAATATCTTATCATCTTCCATTAATGTTTTTAGATTACTACAACCTAATTTTTTAACTGCTGCAGTTGTTCTAACACCAAGTTGAGATTTCTTACCACTGAAACCAGATCCAACAATTTGTCCATTACGTCCTCTCATAGAACACATTAAGACATTTTCGTACTCAAGATCATACTGAAGTATACTTGCTACTTGATCTCCAATATCATTTACTTCTATTAATAAGTAAGATTCATTATATCCCTTTGCCACATCATGTATGATATTTGGGAATAGCATAGGTTTAATTTCATTGTTTCTATATTTGGCAACTACCTTATACGGAAACTCTGTAATATCAAAAACTATAAACGCTGAATAATCATTACCAAGACCTCTAGCAACGTCAACTGTGATTATATAATTGTGGTCTTTTATTGGATCTTCATAAATATCAAGACCAGCATTCTTTCTTATTGGATCTTCAAATACAAGATTTTTAAGTTTGGACGCATTAATGAGAGTATTAACAGAACCTAAGAATTCACATTCAAACTCAATTTTAAATTGTTGTTCAGATGTGTTAGCAATAGTTTGCTCTCTCCATTCAGCATCTCTACCAGGAACTTCACTCCAATGCACATCGGTTGGTATATACTCATTCTTGCCCTTTTCGGCTTCACGCCACATGCGGTAGAAATGATTCATCCCTCTGGGGGTGGATACTATGATAACCTTAGTAGATTGTCCAGATGTGATTGTGGGGTAGACGGATGCAAAGAAGTCGTCGGCAATGTGGTTAGGTATAAACGCAAACTCATCGAGGAAGATCACGTTATAAGATCCACCACGAACAGCAGATGAAGAAGTAGAGTTTGCCGATATTTTTGATCCGTTTTCTAATTCTAATGAACCCTTATTCCAACTGATGATACCTTGTTGCATCCAATTAGGTAAATTTTCATAAGCGAGTTGGAGTCTGCCAAGTAAATCTCTAGCAGTAGATGCCTTGTTCGCCAGAATCGCAATATTGACATTATCATTAAAAACAGCGTAATGTAATAAGTATGCCACACAAGTAGTAGACTTACCAGTCTGTCGTGGCATTTTACAGATATTAAATCTATGTTCGTGGAAATTCCTGACTAATTTCTCCTGAAAATCATATAGATTAAAAGGAACTAGTCCATGATCCAAAGAAACAATTTTAAGATGTTGTCTAGCAAAATATACAGGATCCTCTTTACATTTCACAAATTCAATAATTTGCTCTTCAGTAAACTCCATCTGAGTGTTTGCTTTTTTAAGCAAAGGATTACCCAGATAAACCTGATCCCTAGGAAGAGTGGCAGTCATAATGTTAGTTTTTCGATTCCTTTATAAATTCAGAGAAAGATTTTTGTTCTGACATAACTTGTCTAGTTCCTTTCCAGACACCATTCTGAACTATTGGTTCCATATTACTTGGACCAATTATATCAGTAATATCTGCAAACTTTCTACCATCAGAGTTTTCAATAGTTACTACTTTCTCTGTAGATGGATTAAGTACTTTATCGCCTATATTTACATTATGCTCAGTAAACCAACCACGATTAACTTCTAGAGCATAAAGAACTTCAGCATCAGAAGAAATTGGAGATACATTAAGTGGTTCTAGTTGTTTAATACTTTCAATTACACCTGCCTCATTAATAAAAGCAACATCAAGAGGAATCATAGTATTCTTCATATGAAAGAATTTTTCACCGACACTTTCAAA